GTCTTGACTTGATTTCCTAATGCCATGATTTACTCCTAGACCGAACCACCAGAGACAACGCCCTGGGCTGGAACTTTGGTACTGATGAGGTTGCCCTGCATCGAGAAGAGTGCAGTCACGACGTCCTGGTCACCCACGCGCTCCTTGAAGTCGGAGATCATCGGTGCTTCAGACAGCGGGAACTCAAGGTAGTCGCTGTTGAGGATGTACGAGACACCATCAGCGGCAACGCCTGTGAAGTCCGCCAAGTCGATGTCGATGGAGCTCTTGACAGAAGCCAAGCCCAGGCTCAAGTCGAGCGTGTTGCTTCGTTCCGTCTTGTCTTCGACAACGCTTACGCGCACAAGGTTGAGTCGGCTGTCCTCGAAGTTCGAGAACGTCGCGTCGTCCATGATGACAATGTCGGGACCCTTTGCCGGTCCACCCGCGTAGTGGGCGCACTGACGGTAGGTCTTACGAAGTTGAGTCATACCATCGGCAGACCAAGTCGTAATGTCATTGTACTGGTTGAAGTGGTAGTAAGACGAAGACTTCGCAACATCCTGTACCGTATCGGTTTGAGCTGTGGTGGCTTGGAAGTCGAGGAGACCATTGGTCACACCCGTACCTACACCAGAACCATTCTGACCGTTAAGGGTCAGCATGCCTCGAAGCTCAGCCGTTTGGAAGACGAGGCCGCGACTAACACCGGTCAACAAGAACTTGTTGATATCAGCCTTAGCGGACTCCATCGTCGTCTGCGGATATTCTTCGATAAGGCGGATGACAGCCAGCTTGCCGCTGTTGAACATCAGCTCTTTCTTGGGGATGTTGATCGCAACAACAAGACGGTGAGGTTCGACCTTGTACCGTTTGATTTGTTGACGTCGCGTCATGTTAAGAAGCTCATCGCCGACGTAGATCCCGACGCCCCGAGCAGGGGCACCACCAGCAAACGAACGCTCGATGAGGGACCCGCCCTCCATCGGCATACGTGCCTTGGACATCAACGCCTCGAAAAGCTCGTTGCTACGTACGAACGAGTTGACCAGAGGCCCCCGCAAGTCCGAAAACGTAGTATTGAGGATTTCGGTTGAAATTGCCATGAAACGGATACTCCGTAAAGACAGGCGGAAAGCCTGCCGAAAAAAACAAAGGAGAAAGATTGCGCTTCGCCTGCCCGCATCGGTTGATTACAGGGACCCTTACGGGCTGCCCCACCATCGGGTGCTGTCCCCAGATTTACATAGAAAGGTTGACAGGGCAACCCGACGCATAAACTTTTTCTTAAGTTTCAACAGTTTTGTGTTCAACTGATCGTAGTTAAAGCGGTAACATGATACCATCGCTACATAGCTACAGGTGATTGTGACTTCCCCTACAAATCAAACAGACACCACGTCGAATGGTGCGAAAATCGCACACGCTCCTGGGCTACACGCAGGAAAGATAAAGGCGCTGCTCGATATCCCAGAAGCCTTTGTAAGCATGTGCCGCATCGTCCGAGAAGACGAGACCCTCGGGTTCTTGGAGCCTACGGATACGCAGAAGAAGCTGCTTGAAGCCTACTCCCAGAACAGATGGATACTCGTAAACAAGTTTAGGCAGGCGAAGATTACAACCATCTCTGTCATGCTTCTCTTACGAGACTGTATGTACTTAGAAGGGGTCAAGGGTCTGCTTATCGCAGAGCGCCAAGACACCGCCGAAGACATCTTCGAGCGGATCCTTTTCGCATACCACCGACTCCCTGAAGACGTAAGGATGCCACTCGCTACCGGACGTAAGGCAGGGACGACACAGATTCACTTCTGTCACGGGGGTGGTATCAAGATCCTAACGGCGGGAGGTCGCTCTCCTGCAATCGGTCGCTCTATCGATCGCCTGGTCATCACAGAGTTTGGTGAAGCGCAATGGCAGCGTAAGGCAGCTATCAACATCTTCCCTACGCTTAACAAGAGACCGAATGCGCGCGTCATACTTGAGTCCACGCCGGGTAGATCGTCCTCGCACCATGAGCAGATGTGGCGTTCGGCGCTTGAAGGTCGAGGTAGGTTTCACCCATTGTTTTTAGAGTGGTGGCACGACAATAGCTGCTACGCAGACCCGAGAGGGTTCAAGCCAAACGAAGAAGAGAAGACGTACCTCGCCAAGCATCCAGGGATGACACTTGGTAACATTGCTTTTCGCCGACTTGGTTTAGAGACCGAGTTCGTGGGAGACGCGAGACTCTTCTCGTCGAAGTATCCGTCAGACCCTTACGACGGTTGGCTGGGTTCGTTCGCTCCTGTCATGCCGCTTGAAATCATCAAGCCCTTTCTCGACAACGCGGCGAACGATCCTCCCATCGCTGCCTCGGGCTGTAGGGAACTTGAAGAGCCGATTCCAGGCCACCAATACGTCATCACCGCTGACCCCGCAGGCTTCGGTGGTACGGGTGATAAGAGCGCGCTTACTGTATGGGACGCCATCGATCGCAAAGAAGTAGCGTTCTGGGAAGACCGAGAGCCCCCCGATAGATTTGCCCGTAGGTTGATCCGAGTACAAGCCAGGTACAACACCGCGCTTCTTGCCGTAGAGTCAAACGCCACGGCGTGTATCGCAATCTTAAAGGACAGTGGTTGTAAGAAACTTCTTTGGACAAACCGCAACCACCCAGGCTGGTACGCTACAGAAAAGCGCATCCAAGAAAGTGAAGCGCGCCTTGTTCAAATGCTACGGCAAAGAGACCTTCAGCTTTATTCAAGAGGGCTTTTGCACCAGCTTCTTAACTACGACGGACGTAGGAAAAAGAGAGTCAAGGGCATCGATGGAGAAACACACCACTTTGACCGTGCGCGTACAGCAGTTATGGCTGCAGATATCCTATCGCGTAGACGGTTTACTGTGGCCACGATAGAAAACGAAAATGAGTACGTGCCGGGTCAGCTTACAATATCGGACCTCGACCGGTATGATAACCGTCTAAAGAGCAAAGAGAACAACCCGTTCCAACCACCTC